ATTTAATTAAATTAATTATCTTTGTTAAAATTATAACCAAAACAAATAAAATATGAATATAATTATTACAATTTTAGTATGGGAATTAGTAAAAGAAATAATTAATAGAATAATAAAAAGCCAACTATAATGGAAAATAGAGATTTAATATACGAAATGGCTAAGAGGTTAGATATGGTAATTGAAGTTACAAAGAAAGGAGAATACATTGGTAAATTTAGATTCATTAACAATAAACTACATAAATTAAATGAAACAAGAAATGAAGATAACAAAGAAGTGCGCAACTTGCAAGATAGAAAAACCGATAAATGATTTTGCTAGAGACCACGATGCACTATATGGAAGATATTATCAGTGTAAAAATTGTTCTGTTTTAGCTAATAGAGCATCAAAAAACAAAAAGAAAGAGGGGGTAATAATAGCATTTTAATATGGAACCATACCACGTAAAAGCAATAAAAATTTATTTAAATTATTTTTTAAAAGACAGGGTAACTGATTTTGAAAATAGATTAATAAAAGCAAAGAAAGATGCAATATTACATGTTCAAAATCAAATAGAATTATACAATAATAATCCTGAAGAAACATTTTATTGGACAAATATAAAAAACGCACTTGAAAAAATATGAGAAATAGCACAATAATAGTTAAGAAAAAACGTTGTATTAATTGTGGTAATATTGATTACCATTTTTCAAAGAAGATGTGTAAACAATGCGCTACCATAGCATCAACGCAAAAAAGGATGAATGAATTTGAAGATGATACAGAAAGTTTTAACAACCTAGTACAAGATTTAGATCATGTATTTAGTCAATACATTAGAAATAAATATGCTGATAAAAATGGCGTAGTTGAGTGTTACACTTGTGGCAATAAGCATACCGTTGCAGAAATACAATGTGGTCATTTTATGGGAAGATCAAATTTAGGAACTAGATGGATGGAGCAAAATTGTAAGCCACAATGTATGGAGTGTAATTATTTTAAAACAGGTAATATTGAAGAATTTGAGAATAAATTACACGAAGAAAATAATGCTTTGGTAGAATACTTAAGAGAAACTGCTAGGCAGCCAACCAGGCCAACAAGAGAAGAACTTAAAGCTTTAATTTTAGAATATAGGGCTAAACTTATTTTAGTTAAAAAGAAATTTATAAAGTAGGTTGTCGGTTTTTTATAGTAAATATACCCCTGCATTTCTATGCGGGGGGTTTTAAAAAAAAAGAGCCCCTCGTAGAAACGAAGGGCGTGGTTAAACCGTTAACACTTGCTATATGAGATGCAAATATACAAATATTTAATTAAATTTATTTTTTTAATTAAATTAATTAAATTAATTTTACAAAAAATATATAAAAATGGCAAGAAGTATCAGTCCAGATTCGGTTTCAAGTAAGGTTGCTGAATTAACATTAGGAGAAAATATTAGATTAGATAATCCATATACATCAGTTATGGTTATGGTATCAAATTTAAAAAAGAAAGAAGCACACAAAGACAAGTTGTTTAAAATTAAACACTTGGACGGTATTACCGTTGTATCAAGAATTAAATAAACCAACATATATGCACATCCAAACCGTTAACTACACTAGAACATTTAATTTAGGTAATTATTCTTCTGAAAAAATTGGAGTTGAGTTTGCCCTTAATCAAGGCGAATCTGCTACTAAAGCATTAGATGCTGCAAGAGAATTAGTTGAAGAATATCACAACAAAAATGTAGCTAGACAAAAAGAACTTGCTGAGTATTTAGGTGTTAATTATGATGACATACTTACTGAAGAAGTAATTCCTACTCAGTCAAAAAAGACTTTAGCTGAAAAAACCAAGGAGTTTATTGACTCTTGTAAAACAAAAGAAGAGTTAAAAGCCTGGGAATTGATGAGTAAAAGCAATCCCGAATTACTGCAACATTATAATAATAAAATGAAAACACTTTAAATATGCAATGGAATGACATCCACATCAGAGCAAGCTCTGTAGGTTATTTAATGACCGAACCACAATCAAAAGCTGATAAAGAAGCCGGGTTGTTGTCTAAAACTGCTCAAAAACACTTATTAGATGTTTATATAGCTGAAAAGTATGGACGTAAAAAAGACATACAAACAAAACAAATGAAGAAGGGAATAGAAGTAGAACAAGATTCTATTGACTTGCTTTCTATGTATTTAAAAATTCCATTTACCAAGAATGATCAAAGATTTACAAATGATTATATAACTGGATTCCCGGACATCATTGATAATGACAGAATAATTGACATTAAATCAAGCTATGACCTATGGACATTTATTGGTAACATACCAGATAAGTTGGATAGCCTATACCATTGGCAAATGCAGTCTTATATGTGGCTAACAGGTGCGAAAAGTGCAGTTATTGCATATTGCTTGGTAAATACACCAGAAAGTATCATTGAGCAAGAGAAGTATTATATGCTTAAAAAGATGGATGTTGCTACAGAAGAAAATCCAGAGTATGTAAAAGAAGCAATGAAGATTGAATTTAACATGTCTTTTGATGATATTTCAATAGATGAAAGAGTACTTATGTTTAACGTTAGTAGAAATGAAGATGATATACTACGCATCCAACAGAAGGTAGAAAAAGCAAGAGAATTTTTAAGAGAATTAGAAGAAACACACTTAAACTTTAATAAGTAATATGAATCCTGAAGTTAATAACGGTGCTAACATTATAAATGCCATTCAAAATTTGAAAATGGCTCAAGAGCAATTTGAGGATTTTTGCAGGCAATACCCTAATTCACAAGGATCAAGGTTATTTAAGAAGTATAGCGATAAGATAAGTTGGATATTTAGTGACTTAATAACAAACCCATTTGTAACAGAAGAGGTTAGAATTGGTATTAAGAACGAGATAGCAAGTGATGTATTTGCGGTACCAGCAATTATTGAAAAGGTAGCATTATTAACTCCAGACCAAAGAGATATGATTGAATCTACATTAGATGCCTTAATAAGCGGGGAAGAGGTTAAAATAGTTGACATAAACGAAATAAAACAATAAAAAATGGCAAAGAAAAAAGCAAACATTCCAGAAGATAAACAAGCATATACAGAAGGATGCGATTTCTGTATGCAATTTGACTATGATGACATTCATGTAATTGGTGCAAGTCCAGATGAGCATGGGGCAATTGAATTAATTATTAAAGCTTACCAGGATGCGGGGGTAACATTTGTATGTCCAAATACGGGTAAAAAATTAAGAATATTTGCTAGACCATTAACAGATGCGGGCAGAGCTATTTTAGATCCTAGTCAATTGCCGGGAGGCAACGAGGATATTAAAGAAATTTAACAATGATTGCTGGTTGGTGTAATTGGTAACACTACAGATTTTGATTCTGTCATTTTAGGTTCAAGTCCTAAACCAGTAACAAATAAAAACTATAAATATGACAATAGGAATAATAACAATAGTATTATTTATAGGAATATCCATTTTAGGTGTAATAGATATTTTTAAACAAACAAAAGACAAATAGTATGATATTTATAGTAATACTTATACTAATGGCAATAGCAGCTTGGATTTCTTATGATATGAATAAAGAGCCTTAATATTATTTTTTGTGCGTATTTGCAAACTTTCTAGCAGCCTCAACGCTCCCAAATCCCCATGCTTTCAAGGCTAATGCTTTACGAGTAGGTTCTCCATTAGGTTTTTTCATTGCTCCTAACATACCAGAAAAACGAGCTGCAAAAGAAACTCTACGAGGATTTGTTCCTGATTTAACTGGTGCTTTCAAATTACCACCATGCTCACGATTATATGAATCACGACCTTTTTGATTAAGGCCACCTTCAGGATTTTTACCTTCTTTTCTTTGCCAAGCTTCTGACATAATCTATATTTAATTTCTTTTTAAAATTGTCAATCCATTGTTGTTCGCGAATCTTTCATGTATTACCCAATGCTCGTTTTCTTTCAAAAATTCATCAATTGCCGGCCATAACCCCATTTCTTTTTTCCCTTCATAAGATTCGCCATTCCATTCAAAAGTGGTAGTATCATGAAAAATAATATATTTATTACTTTTATTACCATGTAACTCTAATTCTTTTTTTAGCTGATTGTAATTATGCAAAGTATCTATAAACAATAAGTCTGTTTCTTCTATTTCAAGATTTAATGTATCTGCAATATGAAACTCAAAATCTATTCCATTCTCTTTAGCTAAATCAATAAGAAATTTCTGTTCAGTTCCCCATTTCTCTACTGGCTCTATATCATAGGATATTATTTTTTTAGGCTTCCCCATCATAAATGCATATGTAGAAACAACCCACCTAACTCCCATTTCTGTAACATGATTGCACTCTTCAGTATATTTCTTTAGAGTAGGCAAATGTTCGTTTATATCAGAATAAGTATTACACTTTTCTTCATATATTCTTTGCAAAGATTCTGATGCCATATTAAGGATTAATTTTATTTATATAAAGAGCTAAATTTGGATCTTTTTTTAACACATTTTCTTTTAAATCAATTATTCTTCTGCCGTATAAAGGATTTTTTCTTAAATTAATACCTTTTGATGGTATGCTAACACCATATATTTTTTTCATGGGAGCTTCATTATAACCTATTTCTGTATTAGCACCCACACTACCAAGTCCATTATAAACCTGCATCCTTGTTAATGGGTCTTTTATTCCCATTCTATCAGCATCAATCATTTTTGTTACATAAGCTCTTGCAAATTGGTCGTATGAGTCGTTTTCAGCTTCTTCATTAGATAATCTAGAAGGTATTTTAAATTCATTATTCCTCATTATAACGTGTCCAACATTTTCACTTCCTTCATCTTCCGAATTGCCTAACCCTGTTTCCTGCAAATCTATAGCAAGCAAATCGTATGGATCAATACCATATCTTTTTGCCGCTTTAACAATATTTACTATTCTATCTGTTTGATACGCGCCCGATACAAGATCAACATTAGGGTTTATTTTTTTACCAGTAGTTGCACTAATATTTCTCTTGTCAACTAAATTTGTTAAATTTTGCATTGCTTTTAATGGTGCTGCAATTATAGGGCGATTTTGCATTACTTGCGGGAAATCAACACTAGTCATTGAAACAATTCCTTTTTTTCTTGGATCTTGCATTACTGGCAATGGCATAATTTATTTTTTTTCTTGTGCTTTAATTTTCTTTTCTTGCTTAAGCATTTCTGGTGTTGGTTTTTTACCTGAACCAGCAGCCGCACGAATATTATCCCATAATCCACGAGGTGAATATGAGCCATCTGCGCGCTTCATCATTTTTAATTTACTTTTCATACCACTAAGATACGAATTATTTCCAGTTCTCTGCCTTCCAAATAGTCAAATCTATCCCTTTTAAG